GTGCACTGCCATGACCAAATCCCGAGAATAAATCCTCGGGAGGTCAAGTGCACCTCCTCGGAGACATAACGCCGAGAGGCGCCAAGCCTCCCTACAGGGGAAGATCCCCCACCGCCTGGAAATTCCAGACGGCCCGTCGGTCACACCTAAGCCCTAAAAGGGCTAGAAAGGAGCAACCCACCGTATCTTGATGTCAACGGATACGGAGCGTCCAGCACGCTCAAGATGATTCCTGTCAGCGAATGGCAATTCGCCGCGTTTAAGGAATGTCTTCATTAGGGCACCATACCCGTCCAGTCGAGAGACTGGAAGAGTAGACTTAATTACAGCGGCCTTAACCATAGGACGTTGCAAGTCAGGATCCCACCTACCCTGGTCTTCGTGACCCAGGCGTGAGATCTTACCTAATGCCGAACTAGTAGATTCGACGGCCGGAAAGGGGATTATTTTCCCAATCAGGTCATCGAGGTAACGCACCGTTCCCCACAAACCAGCCAAGTAAAATTGGTTGCGAGTGGAGACGACACTTACTAGCTCAAGAGCATGCTTCCGTTGTGTTGGGAACATACTACGGACACGCGTCACTGAGACGTCTGTGCCATCGTAGTAGTCCTTTCCGCAAGACTCTCTGAACTTCCCAGTCCAGAAAGACTTGCCAGCGTTTACCCGATACCCAAAGGTTTCGAGTTTGCTGACAACGGAGCGCACAAATTGCACGGGGACAATAATGTCATCCCCATACACACGCACCTTCCCTATGTAACGTTTCACGTCACTAAGGGATAACTGGTGCCTTAGCTCGTCTTCTATACCTAAAAAGACGACGGTCAAAAAGACCATCGCCTCAAAGGGGAAGCATAGAGCTGAACCCATAGATGCAAACTTACGTAGCGGCACAAGGCCGTAACCGTAAGGAATATCCGCCGTCCGACTCCTGCAAGCGTCAACCGCCCCACGCAAATGGGGATGGTGTGACAGCAAGAGTTGTACATGCAGATTGGAGACACGGTCAGAAGCTTCACTAAGATCTAGTGTTGCCAGGTTCCCTGAAAGAGAACCATCACGCGCCAAGTTCCTATTAGGAGTTTGGTCGTGTGAACTGACAAGGTTACGGAGGTGGTTAGACTCCATAAAACCTTCCGTGATGACCTCGAGTAGGGCCTGCTGCGCATATTGCATGGCAGTAGGCTCCATCGCTATCACACGGGGTGTCTTCAGCGTTTTAGGAACTGTGATGACCTTAACAGGTCTCTCAGCGCCGGGTTCAAGGTATACCGTGCCAGGGTCTAAAAGACCCCACCTCGAAGAGAGGTACTGCCCAGCAGGGAAGTACTCTTCGAGTCGGTCGGTCCATTCATGCTGTAGGTATTTCTTGTTACCAAGAAGTCTATCAGCCGTGGATCCCGAACCGTGCTTAGGAACAAGCTCACCATTATAGACTTTAAAGTCCAAATCGGAGAACATGTCACCAAAGAGCACTGATTTCATCCTAACAAACGACGACTTAACGTCGTCAGAAAGGAGTCTATCGGACTCAACGATATCCTGTTCACACTTCACGTAAGCATCAATAGCCTTGCGTACCCTTGCATCGCTGCAGGGGAGCTCGACCTTTCCAAACAACAGACATATTTGTCTGATGCTGAAAATTGCGTCGATGCTAGGTTCGTGAAGAAGAACACCAGTATTGCGATCGAACACTAACTCGAGGAAACCCACTAAGAAACATGGGAGACCATTTGTCCAGTTAAAACCCTGGAACAAATTGCGAGAAACGAACCCCTGGTCGAGGCTTCTTTCGAAGTCCTTACCAAAGTTCGGCAAAGTGATAGTTAGAAAACTAACACCTTCGTGTTCAAATCGCCTATGGGCTCTTTTGGAGTCCATAGTGGTGCTTATGCAACACCTGGTGCCGAGATCACTCAGCACCACATCCAGGAACATAATCATGCTTTTCAACACTGCCACCTTTCGTGGTTAGATGTTCATTAGCACGGCATGGATCCAAGACGTCTTTACAGACGCCCACACTCAAAGTCTCCCCTCGCGGGGACACTAAGAGGTGTTGCAGTACACCAGTAGGGGACAGGCTATGAATTAACATAACCGGTCCCACTACAGGAGTGTCTGCTCTATCCCTACGATTCTCCACCAAGGAGTTTCAGTAGGTTGGCATTGCTCGAAGCCGTGAGCATAGTAAGGAAACCAGAAATGATGTCCTTCTGCTCAGTCGTGTCGAACCCCGTTTTCGGGGTGTTGACAGTGAGCCCAACCGTCATATCATACACAATATTTTGTGCAGAAATGAGGGGATTGGGCGCAGTCTTCGAGTAGTTCAGGGAAATATAGCGACGAGTACGAGCGCTGGCATTCTTGCCATACTCGGACTTAATCGTCAAAATCCCGTCATTCGTCGCCTTTCGGTAGACGGTGCCATCTGTCAAGGACTGTGAACGGTTAAATACGTTCGCAATCGCATTGATAGTGATAGTAATCGGATCTGAAAATGCCATGCACTGTTCCTTAATGTTGTAACATTTTAATAGCTGACCACAAAGAGTGACCAGCCGAACCCACCCCGGCAATTCACCGGAGTGAGCGAGGCGCCTTGGTTGCTCCAAGTGCACCTAATATGGCCCATTGTTGCGGATTCCAAGAACCCGTATCAACGCCGAACCCGTAAGGGGTCGCTCTTACACGTTGCTTACTCTCCGTAGTTAAGGAGATCGTGCAGGAGGTTGGTGACCCGCGCTTAAAGCGCAGGCCACTCAACTTATAGGTATTAGTCACAGTTCTGTGACGCATCAAATACCCATAACGGAGGACCAGGCCATCGGTATGGAGTGCCTGCTGATTAGATACAACGTATCCAACATCAGACACCCAGTCGACAAGCCAAGACCAAGGTGCCAATTCCCAAAGGAGCTCCGGCGTTACGTCGGAGCCCAGTATGCGATTTGCATACCGTGCGTAGCGATTAAACCGAGAGGTTATGTCGCTCCCTCCTGGGACGTAATAAACATACGCCCCACTAAACCACACGTCCTCTTGGACTTCAGTGGTTAGGGAAAGTGGTCCAGTGACAGAATTATAAAGCTCGGAAGGTATGTTAGCAAGGGGCTGATGCCCCGTGTCAACAATACCGCCAAAACTAATATAATTCTGTGACTCTCCTTGCCAGTGACGACGGACTTGACGCCCAGAATCACGGACAAACTGCTGCACGATCTTATTAGAATCGCGCACCGACTCACACAGGTTGATGATATCCTTAAGAAAGGGTATCCAACCAAACTGTAAGCCGAGATAACCGCTTCCGATTTTACGGAAGTCGTTTGTCGCAGTCTTTAAGCTGGAGATTGCAACTCGAGGAATTCCTTCCTTGAGTTCTCCAACAAATTGGGAGAGACTAGCTTCTGGTCTAGTAGGAATCGTGGCGTTAATCGCTTTGGCTCCTAGGTAGTTAATATCGTTGGGGGACCACGGCACGAATGCCGGGAATTCCAACTTACCACCAGTATAGACTAGACCGGGTGTTAACTTGCCAATCCATTTCGCCTTTGTCCCTGGTGCACTCAAATGAGTGACTCCTGATGCAGTTGAAACAATCTGCTGGATAGAGAGAAATGGGTGGCCAGAGTCAAACACGCCAGCCGAAGCGAAGTCATGCGTCTCTTGAAGAGTCGCACGAAGTTCTTCGTTCGTCTGAGTGTGAGACACCCGGCCGCCACTTCGATAAGAAGCGACGGAACTACGCGCAGTGACGCCTGACGTAAAGCCTGAGACCTTTGTCCCATTGGCATAAGTCAGGGAGTATGGATACTTTTCAGTCTCCACCCTTGTGTTATCAAAAACACCGTCAACCATATAATCTTCCTTACATTTTGTAGGGCTGGATTAGCCCAGTGACCGGCGGAAGCAACACCGCTTGGGCACTTATTTGCATAAGCACCGGGGGCCCCAATGGGG